CATCAGTAAATACAATTGCTACTGTTACAATAGAAAATGTCGCTCCGCAAGAAAAGGAATCATTAGAGGATTATCGAAAAAAAATATTAACGGCATTTAGATTAGAACCACAAGGAGGTAGTGGATCGGATTATTTACTTTGGAGTTTAGAAGTTCAAGGTGTTAGAAATGTTTACCCTTATACAAAAGATGATGTTTTAGGCTATTCTAATCAAGTAGACTTGTATATTGAATCTGATGATGCAAATGCGTATTACGTACCTACATTAACGCTTAGAAATGCCGTTAAAAGCAATATTGAAGACGCTACTTCAATTAGACCTTCAAGAAAGCCATTGGGTGTAAATCAAATAAATTATATTTCAGTAACGCCAAAAGTGGTAACTATTGATGTTACTGGAAGTAATTATACAAATGACGAAAAAGCTGATATTTTTGATTATGTGAAATTAAAATTATCTGAAATTCGTCCATTTGTTGCTTCTATTGATGTTGTTGAGGATAAAAATAGCACGCTAAATGCTTATAAAATTGGAGAAATGATAGCGAATACAATACCTAGTAAATTTTTTACAAATATTACATTTACAGTTGGTGGTGTTGCTCAAACAAATTATGAGTTTTTAAATGGTGATATTCCTAAATTAACTACAATTACTTATGCTTAAAAAATTAGCGAAACAATTATTACCTAGTGGTAGGGCGTTTCGTATGCCTTACAATGGTGATGGTGATAAATTTTTAGAAGCAATTGCAGAATCAAAACAAACGGCATTTGATTCTGCGATAGGTGTTTTAGATGCTATTCTACCTGACAATTCAAACTTTACTTCATTGGATGCTACTCAATGGGAACGAAGACTTGGAATGATTGTAGATAACGGAGCTTCATTGAGTGATCGTAAATTAGCGATACAGCGTAAAATGAATCATCCAGGAGATATTCAAGCTAGGCAAAGCGGTGACTACATTCAACAAGCATTACGTGACGCTGGATTTAATGTAACTGTATTTTGGAATATCAATATAAACGATTTGCCAACATACACCAATAGAAGTAATGTTTTTGGAGCTAATAATTTTGGAATTGCAAATTTTGGATTATTATCTGAAAGATATTATTTATATGGAGAAAAAGTAGTCAATTTTATTGATGCCATGCAAGACGAAACGTTTAAATTTGGCATTGAAAACAATAGTTTTTTTGTTGTTTGTGGAACTACATTAGGTAGTGCTGCAATAGTTCCATTAGAAAGAAGAGAAGAATTAAGGCAATTGATTTTACGATTAAAACCATTACATTTGCCTTGCTTATTATTTGTTCAATCAAATTAAAATATATATGAAACTTTTAAAAGATAAAGTTAATTCTGATGTTGAAATTCCTGATTATCCATTAGGAAAAATTAGAGACGATAATGGAGATGGATATACAGGTTCACAAGTTGATGCTGAATTTATGAACGATTACGTTCAATTTATGGAAAAAATGTTTGCTGATTCAGGTTTAACAGCAAACGGAAATCCTGACAATGTAACAAATGGTTATCAATTATATGATGCGTTTAAAAGAATTATTGATTTAAGAATTGGAGTTAAAAAAAATGTTTATCGTATAAATCAAAACTCTTCATCCGATCCAACAATAGAGCATACATATTACACACAAAATAGTGGGGTAACAATAAACTTAAGTAGAGATGTTATTTCTGGTACTCAAATATTATATGAAATAGAAATAATTCAATCAGGATTGAATGTTAATAATTGCACTATAAATTGGCAAACATTATATGAATCAGGTGATAATAATGCAGGAATATTAACTTTTGGAGGTTTTGGAAATAATTTAGCAGGAACAGGTGTTGTTTTAATATTATTTAAAAAATATGCAAATGTATCACCAGCAGCAGATGGATTTAAAGGTGTTTTAGAATTTTCAAGAATTTATGTATGATTAATAGTCAATTTTTTGATATTGACAATCATGCTGTAAAAAACTTTACGGACGACCTTCGGAAGATGAAAAATAAATCTTTTCCATGGGTTGTCCGTAATACATTAAATGATTTGGCACTTGACGTTAAACAACGTACAATGCCAAAACATGCGCAACAAGAATTTACGAATAGAACAAAAACTTTTTTTAAATCGCAATCTTCAGTAAATTACGCAAAAGGCAATAATATTAATAGAATGCGTTCCGAAATTGGTTTTGCCAATTGGAAAACAAAAACCGATGCCGTAAGCAATTTAGAACAACAAGAACATGGAGGTGTAATTGATGATCGTGATTTTTTACCAATGAATCAAGCTCGTATTTCAAATAGCTTAAATAGAATGGTTCGTGGTAAAAATAGGATTCAAGGTATTAGAAAGACTAAAAAAATGGCTAGTAAAGCAGCTATTTATGATGCACAATCAACTAATTTGTTTGCAAATAGTTTCGGTAGAAGCAAAAGAAATCCTAATACTACAAAAAGTCAACGTATTTTAATTGCTGCTATTAACACAAAAAAAGGAGGTTATTTTCGAACCGACAATAGTTTGTTTTATGTTGATAGTTTAACCGAAGTTAAGAAAAATAGAAAATATAAATTTAGGATTACAAAGGTTTATTCTTATAAAAAAGGTAGATCGATTAGAATTAAAAATGCTACTCATTTCATGGAAAAATCAACGATTGATACAATGAAAATTGCTGATAGCATATATATTGCTCATGCAGAACATAAACTGCGTAATAATTTTAGATCATGAGTTGGTTACAAAAAGTTGAAAAAGGAATAAGCATTACAACTGGTGATGGTCGTAAATATACACCCGAATATTTTATAACGCCTAAATCAACGGATTTTAATATTGCTGAATTTAATTTTCCTAATGTTGAAGGAACACTTGTTAAACGTGGTACTGTTAAAGGTGCAAGACATAATTTCGTATTTGTTTTTCAAGGGGAAAATCATTTAGACGTTACGTTTAATTTTGAAAAATCAGCAAAAGACAATCGACCATGGATAATTGAACATCCTTTATATGGAAATCTAAGAGTTCATCCAACATCATTAACATACGATTCAACAGGAATAAATATTACACGTGTAACTGGTGAGTTTATTGAAACTATTTTAGATACATTTCCACAAGTTTCATTGAATCCTAAAGAATTTATTTTAATTAAATCAATTAGTACAATTGATAAATCTAATAATAATACTAGAATAAAAATACGCCCTAATAATAAATTAAAAAAATTATTAAATAAATTAACTACATTAATTTATAACATAAATAATGTAATTACTAATATTCAAGATGAAGCAAGTGATTACATGAATATTTTTAATAATGCATTGGCTGAAATTGATACAATTGAATCAAATTTAGATAGTGCAATTAGAAATATTAGTAATGTAGTTAATTATCCTTCACGATTTACGGCTTCATTAAAATCAAAATTAGAAGGTTTTACTGAATCATTTGCAAAGTTAGAAGAGATATTTAAAGAACCTGAAAGTTTAAATAATAAAGTGACATATGAGTTTTTTGGAACATCTATTATTTCATCTGCCGTAAGTACAATTGCAGTTTCCGAAACTACTGATTTTGAAACTACAAACGATGTTATTGATGCCATTGATTCTATTTTGACATTGCAAAATTCATTTATTGCTAAATTAGATGATTTACAAAATGACACAATAGGCGATGAAGACGCTTATATTCCTGATTATGATTCATTAAACGAAATGAATATTTTAGTAAATTTTGCAGTTGCAAATTTACTTGACATTGCAACAAATTCAAAGCAAGAACGATCATTTTATTTGGAAGACGATTCAAATGCATTGTTACTTACTCATAGATTATACGGATTGGATGAAGACGATGAAAATTTAGTTAAATTTATGAAACAGAATAATATCATTTTGAATGAAATTATTCAAATTAAAAAAGGTAGAAAAATTGTTTATTTTGTATGAGTTTTACAATAAGTATAAGTGATCGTTTTCGTAATCGAACTGTTGATTTTTTTAATGAATTTTCGTTCACATTACAACATGATGCCGTTGGTAGTACGTTTTCATTTAGTTCATATTTTGATCCGTACAATCCAGAACATAAAGAAATGTATTGTGTTTCGCATTTCCATGATGTTACAGTAAAATCAAACGATGAAGTTTTGATATTTGGAAATATTTTAACACAAAGTTTTGCAGTAAATGAAGTTTCAAATTTGGTTAATATCAATGGATATTCACGTACAGGAATTTTAGAAGACGCAACAATTCCTTTGAGTTGTTATCCATTACAATCTAATGGAATGTCATTGTATCAAATTGCAAAACGTATATGTGATAAATTTAATATTAAAATAATTGTTGATCCATTGGTGAGCAATTTGGTTAATTCGTCTTATAAAAGCGTTACAGCTTCCGAAAGTGAATCTATAAAAAGTTATTTATCAAATTTAGCAAGTCAAAAAAATGTAATTATAACGCATACTAATAAAGGTGAATTATATTTTACAACTTCAAAAACAAATGCAACTCCAATACTTGATTTTGATTTAACAAAGGATCGACCAAACGGAATGACATTTAACATGGATTATTCTGGTCAATCAATACATTCCGTAATTAATGTTTTAAAACAAGCGTCCGTTGATGATAATAATTCTACTCAATATTCAATACGTAATCCATATGTCCTTGGTAGCTATTTTAAGCCAACCACAGAGATTCAATCAAGCGGTGAAGACATTGATGCTAGATTGGTCGCAAGACGTTCATTATCGAACGAATTAAAAAACATAAAACTTACTATTTCAATTGATAGGTGGGATTTAAATGGAAAAGTAATTCGACCTAACAATATAATTAGTATTTTAGCTCCGCACTTATATATTTATAAAAAATCAAATTGGTTTATTGAATCGGTTGAATATACGGGAAATAATGAAAAACAAACGGCTGTTTTGAATTGTGTTTTACCCGATGTTTATAATAATTCACCCGTAAAGAGTATATTTGAAGGTATTAATATGCACGCATGATACAATTAGTTAAAATAATATCGACATCCATTGATAGCGCAAATAGGCGATTGGTCAAGTTTTTTCGTTTTGGTAAAGACGATGTTCAAGAAGTTTTAAGTGCTTCAAGTGTTGGTGATGATTCACCACCAATTGAAAATTTAAGGGGAATTTATGTTCAAACTAGTCAAGTTGGTACTCCAGTTTTAGTTGGTTACATAAATGACAATCAATTAGCGCAACCAGGAGAAAAAAGAATTTTTGCTACGGATCAAAATGGAAATGTAATTTTACATTTTTATATGAAAAGCGATAGTACAATTGAACTTGGTGGAACTGGAAATTATGCGGTAAAATTTAATCAATTAAAAACTGAATTTAATGAGTTAAATGATAAATTTAATGATTTAGTTACTAATTTTAATAGTCATGTACATGCAGCAAACGCTACACCAATTGCTCCAATAACTCAGGCATTTCAATCAACTGCAAATATAGATAATGCTAAAAATAGCAAAATACAAACAATACAATGAATGATATTTTAGTTTTTAAACTTGATTCAGGGCAGCAAACGGCAACGCAGATT